ACACCTCATAAGCCTTTGGGCCATGAAGCGTGGTATAGTTAACAACAGCACACCTTTAGCGCAGTTTGCTAAACTTGTGTCTGAGATAGGAGAGCTAGGGGATAACATAGCCAAGGAGCGTGACGTGACTGATGACATTGGTGACTGCTTGGTGGTGTTAAACACCTTAGCCATAATGAACGACACTACCCTAGAGGAATGCCTGAAGGTAGCGTATGATGATATTAAAGATAGGAAGGGACACATGAATACTCATGGTGTCTTTATTAAGGAAGGAGATGTAGGATGATTAAATTCACAAGTAATGCAAACGATTCTGGATTCTCAAATGATTACTCTGTAGAAATGAATATAAGTAACGGAGTGGACATACATGAACTTATGGAGTTTTTTAGCTGCTTTACACAGGCGGTAGGTTACTCACACATTCTTATGTACAAAGCGTGTAAAAGATACCTGAAAGAGCATGAGTTTGAAATGAATGGACTTGCGGAGGACGCTGAATGAGTTTATTAGATACCAGAGACTACTACAAACCATTTGACCATCCTTGGATGTTCGACTATTACTCACAACAGAATCAAATGCACTGGTTCCCAGAGGATGTACCGCTGCACAATGATGTGAAAGACTGGCAGACGATGACTGACGAGGAGAAGAACCTACTGACTCAGATCTTCCGCTTGTTCACACAGTCAGATGTAGACGTAGGTGCTGGGTACGTAGACCGCTACATGCGTATCTTCAAGAAGCCAGAGGCACGTATGATGATGTCTAGCTTCGCTAACATGGAGTCAATACACCAACATGCCTACAGCCTGCTATTGGACACCGTAGGGATGCCGGAGGTGGAGTATAAGGCGTTTGCAGAGTACGAGGCTATGGCTGACAAGCACGAGTACATCAACGCTGTGAAGGTCACTAAGGGCGACAAGAAGTCTATAGCTAAGGCACTGGCGATATACTCAGGATTTACTGAAGGGCTACAGTTGTTCTCTAGCTTCATCATCCTGCTGAACTTCCCACGCTTCGGTAAGATGAAGGGCATGGGACAGATCATTACCTACAGTATACGTGACGAGTCCATGCACGTAGAGGCAATGACCAAGTTGTTCAGGGAGTTTATCAAAGAGAACATAGACCTGTGGACTGATGACTTCAAGAAGGAGATATATCAGGCATGTCGTGAAATGGTTGACCTAGAGGATAGGTTCTTGGACTTGGTGTTTGAGCAAGGTGACATTCCCGGCCTAACCAAAGCAGAAATGCAACAGTACATAAGGTACATTGCTGACCGTAGGCTGCTACAGCTAGGACTCAAGCCTAACTACGAGGTTAAAGAGAACCCCTTAAACTGGCTTGATGATGTGCTTGGTGTAGAGCATCAGAACTTCTTTGAAGGACGTGCTACTACCTACATGAAGGCTGGACTCAGGGGTGACGTTGGTAAGGTTAGGTTTGCTAGTGTAGGATAGAGAAGACTAGGGGGCGCAATGCCCCCTTTTTTCTACTGTCCTGTTAACATTCCTGCCTGTCTTTGTTGTCTAGAGCCTTGACCACCCATGGGAACATTACGCACCACAGGCTCCTGAGTTACTTCTGGAGCCTTTTCTGCTTCCTGTCCTACATCTATACCAGCCGTAAGTAAGTATGCTCTAACTTGATTAGCAGCGGCTTCAGGAGTCTTAGCTTTAGCCTGTGACCTAAGCAGACCTATGAGTACATCAGGGTCTAACAGAGCTTGTTCTATTAATCTTTGAGATTGTGTGCGAGTTAACTTGTTTAGAACATCCCTAGCAGCTTTAGAAGACCTATTAGCCACCGCTAGTGCTCCAGCACCTGAAGTAAACTTAGCTGTAATGTTAAGAGCTAACATAGAAGCTAAACCTTCTACAAGAGGACTAGCAGCTACTTCAGCAGCTTCTTTATCAGTAAAGCCTTTAGTAGGATCTTTGAAAGAAATTTCAGCTATCTTATCTAACCTACGTAGAGATTCCTGCTGTGCAGGTGTTAGCACTTCTTCAAACAGTTTTTTAAAGCCTAAGTCTGTTTCTATAACAAAGTCTAAAGACTTAAATCCTTCAGCCCAGTCTGACGCTGTACGTGTTCTTAGCTTAGTTAAAAACTCATCTAACACTACTGCCTGTAAGCCTTGTTCTACACCATCTACTGTAGCAACTTGATTTAACCTTCGTATATCGTCTCTAGTCATACCGCTGACAACAGGATATATATTTTCAGGGTCAGCATTAAGCAGCGCAGCTACTGAAGTTTTATTTTTGTCAGTTAAAGAAGCTATCCTGCCTTCTTTACTAGCTATGTCTTGAGCAACAGTTTCAATAGCGTCAGCTACAGTTCTTAATTCTGTGCTTAAACCCGGAAATTGTCTTAACATAGGGCCATAACCCTTAAAGAAAGACTCTTTACGTGTAGTACCATAGAACTTGTCACGTAGAGCTTCCGCAGTTAGCTCTGCCGTAGCTGGTGCAGCAGGTAACTCAACTCCTGTAGTCGATCTTCCTGTAGCTAAACGCTGTACCCTTTCAGCTTCTGCCGCACCTTTACCGCCCCTTTTAACTATAGTTTCTAACGCTGCTTCAGGAGCTAGTCTAGCCTCTTGATCTACGTTAACTTGCAATAATCGCCCAAGGGTGCCTTTGTTAAAGTTATCTCTAATAGCTCTAGTGTATGCAGAAGCAGCCCTGTAAGCGTCTTTACTTCCTGCTTTGTCAATAAATTTAGATATTTCTTTTTCTACTTCACTTAATAATCTAAGTTTGTTACTTTCGCCTGCGGCTCTAGCGGCTCTCATGTCCTGTAAGACAGAGCTTCTATAACCACTTAAGAAACCAAAGTCATTCCTAAGTTGTACAGTTTTACCGTCTACCTTCTTAGTGCCCATTTTAGCTTTTTGCTTATAGATGCCTGAAGGAACCTGTGCGTCAGGGATAGCCTCTTTACGTGCAGCACGTTCTAGTTTAGTTATAGCTGTTTTTAGGGGCTGTAAGTTTAAAGGCTCTTTCTTGCCAACAGCAGACCACATTTCGTTCTCAGTCTTCTTAGCTGCATCGTAGGCTTCCTGTGTAGCTGCTACAAACTTTAATGATTCTTCATCAGTAGCAAAGTCTCTACCTTCCCCTTGCAACCTGTCTAGCTCATTTCTAGCTAAATCAATCTGGTCATTTAAGTCATTGACAGCACTGGTTACGTACTTGTTAGCGGAAGTGACTACATCAACACCTGTCTTTGACTTAGGTATTTCTTTCTTTAAGTTGTTAACAATAAGCTGAGTGTTATCTGCCCTACCTCTAGCAATAGCGTTGTTAACAGCATTGTAGTCAGAAGATAATGCTCTTAGTGTTGCTGATAAGGCAGGGTCTTCTACAAGCTGTGCAGTAGTTACTGTGCTAGGGTCAACACCAGCATCTTCTAAAATTAACCTGTTTCTCTCTATGTTAGATATAACAGTTTCAGGGTCAGCCGCTACTTCTTGAAAAGTCTCTGCTGTACGTCTGTAAACACCTGCTTCAGTTAAAGGTAAATAAGCATCTTCAGCCTGTTTTACAACAACTTCTTTTAGTTTATTAGCAGCAGAAGGTGTTAATCCTCCAGCTAAAGCACCCACAAGTTCTCCTGCTGCTGACTCTGGAGCTATTTCTCTAGCTACGCCAGCGCCTGTGCCTGCTGATGCACCTAAAGCTGTTTCAGCGGCTACAGTAGAAGCTGCTGGCCTAGTCGCAATCATTGTAGCTCCTGCTTGAGCTAGCCTTGGCCCTAAAACAGCAGCGCCCACAGCGCCTTCTGTGGCGTATTCAGCACCTTTACTTAGGATACGTTCAAAAGCAGTGTCAATCTCTGCTATGGGTGCTTCAGCCGCAGTAACAACAGGAGTGCCTGTGAGAAATTCAGTAGCTAAATCAACAGCATCAGTTACATTCATCTGTGGTGGGATGTAAGAACCCCCAGCTAGTGAGTTAACTCCATCAATAGCTAAGTTAACTACATCACCGGGAAGATCAAGTAGGTTAAATATACCTTTATTAACACCTTGAGATATAGCTCCTAAAGTACCCATAGGGTCAATACGAGCCTGCTGGCTTACGTTGTCTATAGCCTCTTGTTTTTTAGCTTGAGCTATTTCACCACGGCCTCTAGGTTTTCTTGCAGCAGGAGTTTCCGGTGTTTCTAGGCTAGTTAGAGCATTTAACTCTGATACAATAAATCTTATATCTTCAGAAGGAGCATTGTTTTCATCCATCCTAAGGAGTAAGTCTTCTAACTCTTTTATCTGTGCTTGAGACATTTAAGACTCCTGTTACTTATTTTCCGCTATGATACGAGCTAGTCTTTCTTCTTTTGATTCTTCTTGTCTACTTCTGCCTAACACTTGATTTACTCTGGCTTCAATAGCTTCATCAAACTTACCTTCATCAACTAATTTTTGTATTTGAGGAGTTATAGGCGTCGCTGCAATCTTCGCCAATGCTTGATTAAGTTCTTGTCCGGTAAAAGGAACAACACCTTGCTCATTAGCTTTAGCGCCTCTATCTAAAGCAGTATTAGCCGCTATAGATAATCCTAAAGAAGTGTTTACTAATTTAGTAAAGATAGCATCATTGTCAGTAAAATCTGTAAAAGTAGGAACTAACTGGACTCTAAAGTCTTTCATTTCCTGTTCTTTTATCTGTCCACCAGACAAGTCTCTACCTACAGACTGTGCTATAGCGTCCTTAGCTATCTTAATCTGATTAGCTCTTTTACTTACATCAGAGTCAAAGAAGCCGCCCACCATCCTAGCCGTAGGAGCTTCTACAAGACCTAACACAGCGCCTCGTTCACTTGTACCAGATAAACCAGATAGTTGCTTGGCAAAGTTTTTTACACTTCCTGCTGCTGTAGTTCTTAAAGTTTCTTTAGTAGTAGGGGCTTTACCTTCTGCTGTCTCTACTGCTCTTGTTTCTCTTATACCACCAACATCATAAAGCTCTTTCCACTCCCTAGTTGTAGGGTCTAATACCTTACCATCATCACGTTGATTAAGAGCTATTATTTTTGTGCCTTTTGATTTATCATTAGGGTCAATATAGACTTCAAAGTTAACAGTCTCTGCCTTTTGGTTCTCAGGCTTATAAAGTTCCTTAAACTGGTCTACATCTAAATAAGATAATTCACCAGCTTCAATAGATGCTTGAGTTTCTTCTGGAACATCATAAAGTTTACCTAATGTAGCGTAAGTACGGGTACGTTGTTTTCTGCTTAGTCCAGCAGCTCTTTCAGCCGCAGCTTCTGCTACTTGTTCTTGTCTAAGTTTAGCCACAAACTCAGGGCCAATAGCAAAACTTTCGTAGTCATCTACATACTCTGCATACTCAGGGTTTTCTTTTAAGAAGGCTATATCCCCTGCCCTGCCTTTTTCTGTCCTTTCTTTAGTAGTTCTTGCTGTCTGTAGCCGCCTACCTTCAGTAGCTAACGCAGCAGCTACTTGTAAAGATTGAGCATCCGTAGCATTAGCCGCTATAATTTGAGCGCGTTGTAATAAACCTTCAGGAGACAAAGGGTCTTTAACTTGCTTTAGTTCTTGCTGTAGTTTCTCACCGGGAGTCCTCATGTCCATCCCAAGCAAACCACCAAGGTTTCTAGCAAACATGCCACCAAGACCACTAGGGCCAAACTGTTGTGCAGGTGGCAGCATAGAAGCGCCAGCAGCGCCCTGTTGATTTGCTGGCCCTTGACCAAAGCTACCCAGTTGTGTTAGTAAACCGGGAGTAAATCTTATGTTTCCTCTAGCCATTATCAATCACCTTAATTAAAGATACTGCTGAACAAACCACCTAAAGTTTCTCCACCAAAGATGCTACCAATTAAATCATTTGTACTACCTGCACCAGCTTCAGCAGCGCCTGTAGCACCAGCAGCACCTAACATAGAACTATATATCTGACCAAGCAAGTTAGCTCTAGCTAGTTCAGTTTGTGCTTGTGATTCTAGTCCACTTATGCCTGCTTCAGCAAGATAACCTGCACCCTGTCGTTGACCTGTACCAGCAATGTTAGCCAAGTTAATAGCAGGAGTAAGCGAAGAAAGCAATTGTTGCTCTGGCAAGTACTGTAAGCCCATAGCAGCGCCAATGTTGCCTAACTGTGCGCCTTGTAGCGAAGCAGGTAATGCAGCAGCACCGGAGCCTAGTCCAAAGAGTCCCTGTGCAAGCCCTAGCTGTTGCATTTGCTCTGCTTGTGCTTGCTCTAATGCGCCTAGAGATGCTCTAGCCTTAGCTTCCTCTTGTGCCTGTGCTAACGCTAGTTGCTCTGGAGCACCACCAAACTGTGCTGTACGTAATCCCGTACGTCCCTGTGATTGTAGTCTTTCTTCAAGTGCAAGTCTAGCACGTTCTTCCTCTGGTCTTTGGACAGCACGTATTCTTTCGTATACATCAGCTTCCCTTTGACCCATAGGAGCCATAAGCCCTGTGAGAGCGCCTGATAAGCCTCCTAACGCCTGTCCAGTGATACCTGATACATCTGGTATACCTGAACCAAAACCTCCTGTAACAGGGGCCATCGGCTGGTCTGTTCTGCGGTATTGGCTCGCGTCCATCATTGGGGGAGTCGATCCTGTTTCAGACTTTCGTGCCCTATCAAACTCTCGTCCCCCACGAGGGATCATAAAAGGGTCTAACTGTGTAGGTGGTCTTACAGGCCCACTAGTCACATATCCAATGTCTCCGGGTTGTCTTGCTACAAAATTATATATGTCTCCAGCAAGGTTAAGAGGATCTTCACCTCCCCTTTCTTGTAAATACTTTTGTCTTTCTTCTTCAGCTTTCTGTAGTCGTTCAGGAGTTAAATTTGCAAATTCAGAAGATCTGTCTTGCGGTGTGCCATCACGATTGCCAGTCCTAAACTGAGGCTTATAAGAAGGCCTAATAGGAGCTGAGCCTCCACCCATGCCACCCATGCCGCCAAGCAAGCCACTAGTAATAGCTTGTAGCTGCTGTTGTTGTGCAGCTTGTGCAGGAGACAATGAAGTAGTAAAGCCACCTTCAGGTGTAGTGGTGACACCACCAAAGCCTGTGGACACTGTAAAGGGTCTAAAGGCAGTGCCTGCTGCTGCTTCTTCACCAATACGCTGTGCGCCTGTAGCAAGACCAGAGCCTACAGAACTAAGTCTGTCCATTACATCGTCTAAGGCTGCATAGGACAAGCCTGTTTGTGCAATGCCACTAAGAGGTAAGTTACCTATGCCTGTTAGAAGATTATTAAAGAAGCCCCCACTTTCGCCAGTGTCCTGTTGTGCGCCCATTACGGGTATCTGTGATGCTACTAAAGGTAATCCTATCATCTTTATTCTCTTATGTCAATACTGTTGTTATTACAGAAGCTGCCCCTGTTACTACAACAGTAACAACAAGCCAAGCAAGACGCTCCCACTTGCGAGCATGGGCTGCTGCCATTTCTCTAAGCTGCCGTAGCTCTGCCGTAGCTTCACCCCACCGCTCACCACATTCTTTCTCGTGTTGAGCAATCTTTTCTAGTGCTTCTAAAGCTAAGTCAAGTGTTTGCGTTTGCTCTTGTTTCATTACCAAGGCACACCCTTAGCCGTAGCTGGTGTAATTTGCCCGTCGATATTCGCTTGTAGTGATGCTTCAATAGCCTCAACATCTAACTCACCCTGCACCCAGCCAATCACATCAGCTTCGGTTAGGTCATCATAAGCTATGTAATCCTCTGAGGAGGGGTCTGGGGTGAATCCACAGGTTCCATAGGATGAAGCAGTGTAGGTCACAGCGTCATCTCCAGTACCCACAGTTTCAGTTTCAGTAACTCGCCAGTGGGCTACGATTACCCCTTGGTCTGAGTCAGTGTTGCGTTCAAGTGTTGCAATAGTCCATGTAGCCATTTTAGTTCTCCTTAGATTGCTGCGATGATGAAGGCTAGAAGTTCAGAGTAGCGCACACCCATGCGGCTACGTTCCTCACCAGTTTCTTCGTCAGTCCATGTTGAGTTGATAAACATTGCGTAACGTCCAGCGTCTAAACCTTCAGCTTCAAATGCTGCCTGTAGGTCTTGTGCGATGATTCCAAAGTGGATACGAGCATCGTCGCCTTTCTCCTCAACGCTGCTAATCCATCTGAACTTGCGTAGTAAACCTTTAGCCGCTACAGCGACACGTTGCTCTGCGTCAGAGAGTGCTTCAATGTCTTGCTTCTCATTGCGGTCTGATGTCTGGATAGTGCCGTTGGTTGCGTAGATGTCATCGAACCTAGCGCCACTAAAACCTAAGTCGATTACATCATCGTCAAAACTATTTGCTGTTTTTGTGGGCAGCAATGCGCCAGTGCTTGTGACTGATCCCGTTAAACCTGCGCCGCCTAATAAGATGTAAGAGTCACTGCTGCCCCTACTACCAATACTACCGACTTTGGTCGAAGACCCCTGATAAAACTCTAAAATGTCTCCATTTGAGGCTGTGCGATTAAAGCTAGTACAAACAGCTGCTTTGATAACCCAGTTATCAGAAGAAGGGCGTATTACAGTTTTTGCTGTGTCATTGAAAGTAGCCGACGTGTCACCCACCAAAAAATTGCCGTTAGAGTCGATGCGCATGCGTTCTGCGGCATTGGAGCCTAAAATCAAAGCATTATTTCTATCTGAGCCAACAAATGCAGAATCAAATGCTGAGTTAGATGTAACAGAAAAACGTAGTGTTGCTGTGTCGCCGCTAGATACAGCACTGTTCTGTATGCGTAACTCAACGTCGTTGCCAGAATTAGATGTGGATATTTTGACATTGCCGCTAGAGTCGATGCGCATGCGTTCTGTGTCGTTGGTTCTAAAGGTAACAGGATGATTAGTGTCAGTGCCTATGCGACCTACAGAGTTGTCTGCACCCAAAACTGCTTTTACATTATTAGTGGTATCTTCAACAATAATTTCTGGAGTTGTAGCATCCGCAACGTGTAATTTATGGGCTGGCGTAGTACCAATACCAACATTCCCGCTTGCGTCGATGCGCATGCGTTCTGTATTGTTTGTACCGAACAGCAAATCAGCATTGTCTCGCAAATAAACATAACCTTTTGCATCAGATGCTTGAGCTATATCAAGTCCTGTATTTCCTGTTTCCGTAACACGAACTGATGAAAAAGTGTCAGTTTGTACTTGAAGTCCTCCTCCAGCGGCAAAAGTAGGACTGCTAGTGCCAATACCGACATTCTCAGAACTATCAATAGTAATCGCCGTGGCATCTGCGTTGTCATCAATACCGGGCGAGGTAAAAGAACCAGTGAATGTGGGATTAGCTGTAGGTGCCTTAGCATCTAACTGGGTCTGGACTGCTGAAGTAACACCATCAAGGTAGTTCAATTCTGCGGTGGTAGCAGTAACGCCATCTAGGATATTTAGCTCTGCTGTAGTGCTAGTGACACCATCTAGGATATTTAGCTCTGCTGTAGTGCTAGTGACACCATCTAGGATATTTAGTTCAGCAGCAGTAGCTGTAACACCATCTAGGATATTTAGCTCTGCTGTAGTGCTAGTGACACCATCTAGGATATTTAGTTCAGCAGCAGTAGCTGTAACACCATCTAGGATATTTAGCTCTGCTGTAGTTACTGTAGCACCATCCAGAATCTCTAGTTCTGCTTCAGTAATTGTAGCGGAGCCAATAGTAAACGAAGTACCAATAGTAGGTGTGTTAAGTGTAGGCGATGTAAGTATTTTATTGGTTAGCGTCTGAGAGCCTGTGAGAGTCACTACAGTGCTGTCAATAGCAAAGGTTACAGCGTTACCAGAGCCGCTAGTGTCTACACCAGTGCCGCCAGTAAACGTAAGTGTCTCTGAGTCTAAGTCAATGCTTAGAGCACCACCGGAGTCTGCTTGGAAGTCTAAGTCTTGTGCAGTTACCTGAGAGTCTACATAGGCTTTAATTGACTGTTGTGTAGCTAGTTTAGTTGCACTGTTAGAAGACATATCGTCTTCATCTTTAATACCAGTTACAGTAGCACCATCACCCGCAATGTTAATACTGGTGTTAGCTACAATAGTTGTTCCTGTAATAGCAGCAGCAGTAGATGCACCTACAGTAGTGCCGTCTATAGCACCACCGTTTATATCTACAGTTGGTATAGTTGTAGTACCAGTAAACGTAGGGCCAGCAGTGTCTGCCTTAGTTGCTACAGCAGTTGCAATGTTATTAAACTCTGTATCAATCTCTGTGCCTTTAACAATCTTATTGGCATTGCCGGAAGGCAGAGTGTCTTTAGTTGCAAAGTTTGTTGTCTTTGTATAATTAGTCATTAAATTAGTCTACCTAAAATTGCTTCAGTGTTTAACTCTTGAATGGATAAAGCACCACCGTTAATTGTTGCTTCAATACCGATAGTAGCGACTTTACCTGAGCCTGTAGCTTTTACTCTAGCTACGTCAATAACAATAGTTGCACTATATTCCGATGTGCTAACATTGTACTCAGAGACACCATACTCAGCAATTAAACTTGTGGCTACTGTAAACGCCTGTTTACTGTAACCTTCCGTATAATCATAAGCCCAGTTGCCAACTACTTGACTACCTGAGCCGCCTATGACTGTAAACGATATTTCCTTCAACATCTTAATTCTGGAAGGATCGCCAAAAGACATAGGGTTAGTAAAGTACTTCATTACGTAAGTATCTGTGTCATCCAGAAACTCATCGTACTCGTTTATACCTTTATCATTGCCTAAATACAAAGTACCGTCTGCAAGTCTAGCGCCAGAAAGTACAGTTATACCTGCCCATATAGTTGCTCTGTAGCTACCGTCTTCTAGTGTTCCTCTCATGTCAAACACATAAACTTCTAAGGACGTTGGTAAGAACAAAAGATAAAAAGATTCTTCTGGGCTGTAAACAGACTTGATGTTGTTTGTCTCATTGTTAACAGCGAGCATCATTGTGTCTCTTACATTCCTAGACACGTTACCTATAGGGTTAGACTTTTCTTGTATAACTCTACCTAAGCTACGCAGTCCAGAGTCAGACAGGAAGATCAAGTCTGTACCTATTGCCTGTACACTGTCCCTAGCAATACAGCCAATACCAGTAATAACATCAGCTAACGTCATGCTCGCAGGAGAAGATGCACCAGAGTACAGTAAGATACTTCTTTTACAGAAGATAACTAAAAAGTTGTTAAACTCTCTAAGTGCTACTATCTCATCAAATCCTTCAGGGAACACAGTAGTTAAGTCTAGTGAGCCTGATGAACCTCCGTGAAAATCATCTCCGTCTAGTAGATCAGAAAAAGATAAAGTATAACTATTGTCTGTTACATCTGCTACAAAGAGCCTACCAAAAGCTGCTAATACTTCATTACCTGCTGGTGCTGCGGTTCCACCGTCAGTTACAGCTACAAGTGTAGTGCTACCTGCAACACTTACTAATGCTGCATGACCACGCTGAAAGAAATAAATGTCGTTGTTAAAACTAACTATCTTCCAGTTGTTAGCTGAAATAGAGTAACCTCCGGGTAGCGTTACTTCAGATAGTGTGCTTGTACCTGTAAATATCTTGTTGTTACCAGCAGAGAATACTATCTTAGTGCCATCTCTCTTGACGTATTCAAAGATAGTCTCTATGCCAATACTAGACCCTAAAGGTGTAGCACTGCTTGTTAGCTTCTTTAGACCCTTACGCGCTGCAATCCTGCCGAACTTGTCAATAACAGCATTTTCAGCGATAGACGCAAAAGCAGGGTCTTGTGTTACAGGAGAGTCCTGTGTGTTAAGACCTTTGAAGCCGGGAGCACCTATGTATATGTTTTGACGTTGCTCAGCCATTAGGGTACTCTGTAGATAAATTCTTCAGGATTCTTGTAGGCATCTATTGCAATAGCATCCGATAAATGCTTGTCTGCAATTAAGAAATAATCCTGTGCAGTAGTACCGCCTGTCTCACCACGCTCTCTAGCCAACAAAGCTACAGCATTGTGGATAATAGCGTTCTTAGGTAACACTGTAGTGTCTGTATCGTTAGATAACTCAGCTTCTCTTGCAATAAGGTCAAAGCGCAAAGAGTACACTGCGTCAGGCTTAGGATACACCTGTACCTTAGTGTCTTCATTACTGTCTATACCACTGAACGTATAGGAGTCTGGAGTGCCTGTGACTTCACCAGAGATATAATATGCGTTATTAAACCAGTTAGGTGACTCATAGCGCATAAAAAAGTTTGATGTGTCATTGATAGCACTATATATTTTAACACGTTCTCCAGCGTTTGTCAAGCTATATTCTGTAGTATCGGCTACCGTAGGGACAACAATAGTTGTTCGTAACGTAGACCAGTCATGTGAATCTTCTACAATACGCTTAGCATCGTTTACAAAGTCACCTACCATTTTAGAGTAAGCTGTGTTAGCTACAGCAGATACTTCGTCTTCACGTAGCCGACGCAGTACCTCGTTTACTATTGTTAGATATTGCGTACTCATATGAATCCTCTAAATAACCCTTGTAGTGTAGGGGCTTTATAACTTTCGTATTGTGGCGCTAGCTCTAGTAACTCAGGGGCTTGATATGTTTTTCTAAAGTCATAGTCCTCAAAGTCAGGTGGTGTATAGCCTCCAGTGCCTCCAGCGCCCCCACCCATGCCAGCAAGAAGACCTAAGCCTAGCCCTGCACCTATACCTGCGCCAGCACCTTCACCTCTGCCTTGGCCCCTGCCTTCACCAAACCGTTGCTCTCCTAGAGCTTCACCAGCAGCTACAGCTTCTCCGTATCTAGCTTCTCCAGCAGCTACAGCTTCTGCTAAAGCATCTGCTTGAGCTTGAGCATCTGCTGCCCTAGCAGCTTCAGCAGCGGCTGCATCAGCTTGAGCCTGTGCTTGTTGTTCTGCTAAACGTGCTTCCGCTGCTACTGCCCTAGCTTCTGCTTGAGCAATAGCTTCTTGCTCTGCTGCTGCTTTAGCCTCTGCTGCGGCCCTAGCTTCTGCTGCTTTTCTAGCTTCTTCAGCTAAACGTGCTGCTTCAGCTTGTGCCTGCCTCTGTGCTTCTTCTTGAGCTTGTCTCTGTGCTTCTTCTTGAGCTTGCCTTTGTGCTTCAGCTTCTGCTTGTCTCTGTGCTTCAGCTTCTGCCTCCATCTGGGCAGTAGTGTCTTCAGCAGTAGTGTCCTCCAAAATGTCCGTAGGTTGTGTAGTCGTAGGAGGGGTAGGCTCGCTTGTAGGGGCAGTAGTAGCTACAGGTGTAATTGGTGGAGCTACTGTAGGTTGTGGAGCTACTGCTACTGCTGCTGCTAATGCAGGAACAAAACTAGAAAACAAAGAGCTAGTAATTGACCCCGGTGCAGCAAATGTAGGCTGCGGTACAACAGGTGTTACCGTTGCGCTGGGGGCAGAAGGAGATACTACAGATGTTGCTGGTGCTGATGCTGCCCCACCTGATGCTCCACCGCCACCTCCGGGCATTTGTGTTGGTCTAATAGGACGTTCTGTAATACGTTCAGGTTTAACTAAAGTCTCTAAATCTGCTTTAACAGTTGTTGTTCTTGCAGGAAACTGTTGAGTGGTTAGCTCCATGCCGCCGGGAGGAGTGGCTTGACTTTGAGAAAGTAAGTCTCCAGTTGTGCCATATCTTTCTAAATTTTCTACTGTGCGTAAAGGATTCCCTGATAAAAAAGCCTCTTGAGTTGCAGATGCTAAGCCTAAATTAAGAAGGTCTGGCCTTCCTCTGGCTGCTAGATAAGCACCTACGTTAAAATCAGGACTGTTAAAAGTATCTAAACCCACCTCTTGAATTACTTGATCGTATAACTCATAAACAGGGCTTAAAGCATCAGCGACTTCCCCACCAGTTAGTGTGCCAGTAACAGTGTCAATAACATCACGAGACACAGAAGTAGGGACAGTAGGGTCTCTAGGGTCAAAAGTTAACTCTGGAGCACTAGGGTCTATAGCGCCTGCTTGTCCTCCTTCGCGTAATCCTGAAATAGTATCGCCAGCAAAGGTTAAGCCGCCACTAATTAATCCTGCCTTTAGAGCATCCTCAAGGTCAGCACCCTGTATTCCTGCCGATGCTGCACTAGTAAGTGCGCTAGACAGTATGTTAGCTGTAGCTCCTTTAGCTCCTAAACCCCCTACAATTCCACTAGCCGCTGGCCCTAAAATTGCTGATAATGCTAGCGTAGGTAAAACACTTTTAGCAATATCACCAATACTGGGATCTTTTACTTCTAGTGTTCTAATCTCACCAAAAGTAAACGGATCATAAAGATATGTAGATCCATCTTTAGTTTGTCTTATAGGGCTTACATCGTACTTAGCATACAAAGACTGTAGCATAGGGTCACGCTTGTAAGACTCTATTAGAGCATCTTCGTAGCTTAGTCCTTCTACTGTCTGTAGATAGGGTAGTTGCTCAGACAGTATAGGCTCGACAAGAGAATGAAACTCCGCTAAGCGAGCTTTAGATGTGCCTGTGTGTGATTGAAGATTGCCTCCAAACCTGCCTAAGTTTTGTTCAGCAGGTGTTATTTCATACCCATAGTAATTACTAAGGGCAGAAGCAATATCAGATGTATTTTGTAAATTAGCAATGCTTGAGTAAGCAGAAACAGCAGATTCCTGTGTTGCAGGTGCTCTAAAGTTTCTTAGGTAATCAGGAGCATCTACTTGAGAAAAATATGTGTTTCTATCAACACGTATTGTATCGGAAGGTGGAGGCCCACCAGCTATACCTGCTTCTCCGCCTACAATATCAAAGTCAGAAAAAATGCCAGACTCAGTACGTAACGTATCTCTAAAAATATCATCGTAGTACTGGTCAACTAAATCAACATCATCAATGTCAAAGTAGTCAGCACCTGATGACAAAGCATTCTGGTAGCTATCTATAGCACTCCCTAAACGTGCGTAGCCTTGAGATATTTGACTAACTGAAGGCGCAGAGGTAACTGTAGGTCTTGTGCCGCTAGTAATTCTTGGGCGTGGAGGAGCAAGGCCAACGGGCAGTTGACTAAGATCTATGTCAAAGTAAGACTCTGCCACTTACTTCTTACCCCAAGCAGATACGCTCTTGATGCCAAAGCTAGCAGCAATAGCAGCCGCTAGGAAACCTTTGTAGTAATCAGGCATAGAGCCAAGAACAATAAAACCTTCTTGTACATAGGGCACCATGCTGGGAATAAAAGCACCTATTAGAGGCAAACTGAGTATTATAGCGAACCATTCGTCCTTCCAAGAGGACTGTGAAGCAGCAGCTTGTTGAGTCTCCCAGTCTGCATCCGCTTCAATACGGCGCATCTTAGACTCATGTACTGCTTGTTTTTCAGCAGCTTTATTTTTAAGGAACGTACCGACTAAGTTAGAAACAGGCCCAATTAACGCTTGCCACATGATACTCTCCTTATAAATAAAACTAGGGGCCACCGTAGCAGCCCCCAGCTAAACAGTTGTTACTTAGGAACAACCAAGGTCAGACCTGACTCAGGACGCAGTACAGCAACGCCATACAGAGTATCTGAGGTAAACAGGTTAGCAAGAAACTCTTGCTTGTACTGAGTCTGAGAACGTACTCCCAGTTGCTCAGCCATTACAATTGCATCCTTCTGGAACAACAGCGCACCCAGAGAGTCTACAGCAGAAGCAGAGTTATCAGCAGCAGTCTCAACAACAGGGCAGTTGGTGCTAACAAATACGTCAATGCCGTACAGTTGACCAATCTGACCATTAGTGACTTGACCGTTGTTTACGAAGTCAGAGCTTACGTAACGATCAATACCCATGATGGTGTTGCGAACTGAAGGAGGAATGACGAAGCAACGGTTTTCCATTGGTACGTCAGCATCGTCCAGCTTCTGAATGATGCCACGGAAACCAGCGTCGGTGAATACGTCAGCAGGAACAACCGTGTCAGCAGTGTAGGTAGACAGGCCACTAGAGGCATCTACGAAGAACGTACCAGCATTGTTTAGGTAAGTTGTAGAGGACGTACCTGAAGTACCAAGGCCAGTAGCCAAAGAGTGCAGGTCAGTGTCAACTTGCTTAGCCAAAGCGTAGCCAGCATCTTCCGTGTAGAATTGACGCAGTGAAGCCAGAGCTTGTACGTCGGTGATGTCTTCGATCAAGCGAGAGTATTCAAAGTGCTTGTTGATTGAGATTTGAACTTCGCTTTCCGTAGCGTTCTGTACCGTTACAGCAGTGTTCTCTGCTTTAGCGTGTGCATCACCACGGACAGGCTTAGGCACATGGATCGTATCGCCCTTCTTGCCAGCCATAGACATCTTCTTGACAAGGTTTGCCAAGACAAGGTTCTTCTGATATGCAGCAATAATCTCGTCACTCCAAATTTCTGGAATGAAAGTAGCTGCACTAGTGTTGTCAACGAACCCGCCAGTTGCGGGATATGTGGAATCAGTCATAATAAATATCTCCTAAGATATACTATCTGACCCGTTTCTCCGCATATGCCTTCATAATTTCAGGTTGTAAGGCAGCGTAGCGGTCAGGGTCTGTTTTCATAAGGTTAATAATGTCTGCGCGTCGGTAGATCTTCTTAGGGGCTGACTCAGTGCTACCACTGGCATTACCAGTAGAGGCTGTCTTAACTGATTGCTTACGAGCTTGTTGCTCTACAGCGGCAGTCTGTTGTACGATGTTTTGTCGCTCTTTCCATAAGTTAAATAACTCATCGGCGGCTTCGTGATCGTACTGTTGGTCTGCTGCTACAAACAT